TCAGCCTGTTCAATAAAGACAGGGATATTCGCTACGAAGTCAGTCTCGTAGTTCTGGGTGTACTCTTGGATAGCCGCTGACAGCTCTGTGTAGTTCATTAACCCATCTTCCCGCTAATTTTGCGTCCCTTGGTTGCAGCGCCATAACCACGCATGACACCAGTTCCGTAAGGATTTACGTCATCACGGTTGGGATCACCAGCACTAACCCGTCCAGCAGGTTGCCCCGGACGAATATCCGTTGCTTTCAGACTGTTGGGATCAGGCGGGCGACTAACTGCCATTTGAGCAGCTTTTACGTCAATCTTTTTGCCAGTCATGGTGTGTGGCTCGGCATAAACTTCACCCGATCCCACCTCTTTACCCATGACTTTCTGGGAATATTTAGCCATTATCGACCTCTCGAAGATCCGCGCTGATTAGCTGCACGAGCCAGATTACGACCCATACGCTTCATATCCATACTGGTAGGTCCGCCTTTTTTCATCCCATGCATCTTTTTCTCATGGGTTTTGACCGCTTTTTTGGCGACCTTCTCCATCATAGGCTTGTCTTTCTTGATGTCCTCGTGCTTCATTCTTAGCTCCTTACGTAGTTGCTACGGTAACTGTACCCAAAGTAATACCTAATGCAAGGACATTGGGTGTGAGTCCTGCATCGTTTGCCTGCGCCCCGCCTACGGGGTTCCAGCCCCACTCAATAATCCGGCTACCGCCCTCTGGACTACCTACGGCATTCTGAGTAGGGGCGTTTGAAAACTCATTAACTAATAGTCCGTTATTGCCAGACAGGATGTAGCTGTTATCAGGCCGTGGCTCGCGTACCGCTTGGGGGTCGTTGACCGGGTACATACCCAGCTGCAACTGCGGATGGTCGGGATCCCAGCAGGTTTTGCAGACTTTGACCTTGTAAGGCTTGGTCTTAAGCGTCTGGATACGCAGCTCCTTGAGCTTGAACCGGAAGTTACACCGGTCGCACTGGGCGATTGCGTATTTGCCAGAGGAGAATTTATTGGGCATTAGTTGTAATAGAAGAGGTTGCGGGGCACAAACCGTACCGGCGCTGTCTCTCTATCCTCCGTAGATGCCAAGCCAAACTGATCTTCGTAGTCGGCCTTAAGGAACATAACCCGTTCCTGGGTGACCCCCTCTAACTTAATAGACAGGTGATAAGCCAGCCCAGCAATTAAGCAGTTAAGCCAGCGGAAGGGAATGTCCTGAACCGTCACGCCCGTGCCTGCATCCTGTATCCGGCGCAGATACCAATAGACCAAGGTGTACTGGTCCCCCGGGGGGTTTGGTGTAGGCCAGAGGTTTACACAAGGCAGGTTTTGCTGGGTTATGGTCGCACCGGCGCTATGTGCCGCAGCAGTGGTGCCGTTTTGCCCACGGGCGCAGTTAATTAACTGATTGTTAGCAGGATCAACCCCTGCATAACTAATGGTCTCAGAGTCAATCTTAATAAAGCCTGCGGATGGTAGGCCCGCCGGTATGCTAGATAAAGTTATGGTTGTAACAGAACTATTGATACCACCGCCCTGCAACGTAATGCCGGTTAGTGGGTTATCCATCCCAGACTGGCGGTTAAACCAGAACTGAATGGGTCGGCCTTGGGCTAATTTGTTAGGGATCGAGCTGTAAGTAGACTCAGAGATCCGGCTAATGTTGATGTCCGTCTGAAGGGTGAGGCCAGGATACTGACGAACCACCGCATCCATAATGTCGATTGTGGTGTTGGGGACCACATAAAGTGCTTGCCCAGTCACCAGCGGGATTGTGCCCTGCACCATAGTCCACAGGTTAATCCCACGATTTGACCACTCAATGGTCAGCAAGTTCATAGACCGCCGTGCAGTACGGAAGTCATAACCAGAACGCAACTGTTTACCGCAGCGCTCAAACGCCTCCTCTATGATGTCATTGACATCAAGATTAAATACGCTGGTTCCAGATGTAGGCATGATTAAGCTACTTTCCTGTGTCTGGCGGTTTTAGCAGCGATGCCCTTTGGTTGGGCGACGAATTGCTTCCCGGCAGCTTTTCCGGCTCGCTTGGCACGAGTAGTAGCGGCGTATTCCGATGGCGATAACGCTGAGATGGCGGAGGAAGGGAGGTATCTTTCCCCTGTAGCCTTCGGTCCCTGCGTAGAAGGTTTGCCACTTTTAGTCCGCCACTTTTGTTGGGTCCATGCCTTTAGACTTCTCTGAGGCTTTTTTAAATTCATTCCAGCGTTCCCGTTGCCTTATTTTCCTAAAGTCTTCAGCCGTACTAATTAACCAATCAAAAACATTTCCATCTCGCTGGCGGTTGTAAACAGGGAAATTAATCCTTGTAACCCCCTCCAGCTTTTTTGTACTTTGCTGCCAGTAGCTGAGCCTTACGGGCGCTCCATTGCCCTGGGGCACCACCTTTTCCACCAGCCTTAATACTTTCAAAGAGGCTTTTTCGCATGCCGGGTTTGGTGTAGTTGCCAGCTTCATTTACTTTAGACTCCCCACCTTTTTTAAATACCTTGACCTTATTCGGATCATCCTTACGGGTGATCGTCTTAGCCTTTGGCATCTTTGAGGCGCGAATTGCGCCCATACCCCGGCTCGCCATCATTTAGCAGGCCTTTTTACCTTTAGTCATACCGCCAGACTTCATGCCTTTACCGCCAGCCATAACAACTTGCTTACCTTTGGTCTTACCTTTGATAGCAACACCGTCACGGCTAGGAGCAGCAGTCTTAACTTTACCCATCTTGGAAGGAGCAACACCACCACCTTTTGCGTATTTCATTTCTTTTCCTTTCGTAAATTCACGACCTACTGACTGAGGAACATTCACCTTCTTTGCAAACGATGGATTATTAGCCACCGCCTGCATAAACTTCTCCTGCTTTTGGCTAACAGCAGGCATTACACAATCTTCCCACGGGTCTTACCTCGTATAGCGCAACCATCAGCACGAGCGGAGGCAGATTTAATTTTGCCTCCTTTGGCTTTTTTAACCGTGCCACGCGTCTCGCGCTTTACTTCAGCTTCAGCTTCACGCCCTGCTTGAGCAGCACGCTCAACATTTTGTTGGCGAACATATTCATCAGGTGCTTCTCGCTGCATAGACTCCATAAGACTTTGTCTTACGGCGTACTCACCCATCTTTTTACCAGGACGGTCAGACATTTAAATTATCCTTCCCCGGGTCTTACCGCGCTGAGCAATCCCGTCAGCACGAGAAGAGGCAGACGAGACTTTGCCGCCCTTTTTCATCTCAGACCGAATTCTGGTTCCTTCTGCAAGCTCCCGACGGAGTCGTGGATTAGTAGGATTACGAGACATTTGAGCTAATTTATCAATAACGCCTGGCTTTCTAGCAGCTACACTAGATCTATCCATTGACTGTGAAGAAGGCGCAGATGCAGAGGTAGTTGATCCTCTTCCGCCAGCCATTTCCGTCGTGTACTTTTTACCCATGTACTCAAACGTTTTATCACCACGACCACGAGCTTCTCTAAAAGCTTCTTTAAAAGAAGCCATTTTCACGGGTTCGCCAACATTAGGCATTTTTGACTGAGAAGCCTCGTAGTCTGCTTTTTCACGAGCAGCCGCTGCAATCAAGTTTTTTGCATCATCAGATGACTCGTAGTCATCTTTAACTTGATCCCCAGTGCTATAGCGCTTGACTTTGCGTTTCATTTTTTACCTCGTTTCAATAAGCCGGTCAATTTTTTCTTCAAGGCGGTTAAACCTTGCGTCAATGTGTCTTTCAAGGTTTTGAACTTCTGCTTTAGTGACGTTATCACGAGCCACCTCCACTCTTGTATCAGTAAGGGTTTTATCAATGGCATCTATTTTGGCGATCTTATCTTTCACCAAAAAGGACATCACTCCAAAAAATCCTGCAGCCACAGTTAGTGCTCCGTTCCATAAAAGAGTAGTCATGTCCATCGTCAACACTTCCATGCACGTAGCGACTTGTTGATTCGACTGTTTGGATCATTAGCTGTCTTGGCAGAGGTCAGTTTCTTTTTCATACCCGTCATCCGGGCACAAAATGACTTCTTCCTAGCGCCACCTTCGGGTTGTGGAGCCTTTAATCCAGGCTTACCCGGATTGGCTGCGTTATAAGAAGCACGCCCCTTGGCGTTCAAGCCGCCCTTGGGGTTTTTGCCTTCTTTACGTTGCCAAGCCGGGGTCTTAGCCATGAAACACCGTAATAGCGCTAATGTTGGTCAGTGTTTTGACATACACGCTGGTTGAAAACTTAATTCCTTCGCCCGGAATAGGAACATAAACCGGGTTTTGGCTAGGCGTTGCCGCCGTAGTAAGTTTTAGTAGCGTTGCGCCAGAAGCTCCATCCGATAGTTCAAGAGTGCCTGCACCAGATAAATCCATGTAGACACCCTTGACTCGTGTAGGAGCCGCATAGGCATTTGCCGCTGCAGCGTCTGCAAATACACTCTTAACGTCTGTTTGCATCATGGTGATGCCTCCTTATCAGACGTTTTGCTGACCGGTCAGCGGATCAATAACAAAGTACGTGATATAACCGCCAACATTACCTGCTGCTGTTGAACCGTTGTCACGGCTTGTAACGTAAGCCAACTCGGTTGAAGCAGTGCCGGTCACTACAGAGCCAACGCTCGTAGTTCCAACAGCATTAATTGGCAGGTTATTAGCAATTGCTTCAGGAGTAGCGGTACCGGAGGTGTATCCAGTAGTACCCAGATCAATTGCACCAGCCGTACCAGCGTTATTAATACTAACAGACAGCACAACTGCGCCAGCGGGCAGAATTAAATCAGCCGCACCTGCAGCATCAGAAACTTTTACGTTGCCGGAGTTTGCGGGGTTGTCAATATAAAACTGAGCAACCATAACACCGGAACCACAATAAGC